TTAGCAAGTGTACCCGCATCGATTAACTGTCGAAGGATACTCGTTGCCGCACGACCAAGACCACCAATCATGTGAATGAGTCCAAAGCCATAGAATCCCAATCCTGGCATGAACTTGTAGTGTACAAAAAATTGACGTTTTTTAGCGATACCTGTGTTTGGATCAAAGTTTCGACGTATGGATAGAATCTGTCCAGATCCTTCGTCTATCGATACAATATACGGTAAAGCTATTCCTGTGGGTTGTCCGTCTGGGGCCTGGTCCTCAAAACCCTCAAGATCTATGTCGACGTGCATTTCTAATATCGTAAACACTTCATCAGTGTAAGTTTTTGAGGTGCCCTGTAATTCATCCACTTTTTGACGAACTTCATCACTATCCTCGTCATATTTACTAAGTTCTACATCTCGGTAGAATCCCGCGATTTGCATCTTGCGAACATCATTCGCATCCATGCGTAGGACATGCGTAACACGAGAAGCAGTTGCCAGATCCGATGCAGCATAAGGAACCACCAAATCTTGCGCCGGAATGAACTTAGATACCGCCCGTTGCTTGCTTTCATCGTAATATACTTTTTTAAATGTCGAACCAGATAACGGTAAATAAAACAACAATTGATCCATATCTGGATCGAACTCTTCCATCACTTCTGTGATTTGATAGTTCATAAATTCTTTAACTCGAACAGCCTGATCTTCTCTTTCTTGATCCTGAAGACCTAAAACTTGAGTTTTTACAGGGCCTCCAGAGGGCAACATCTCTTTATATGCTTGCGCCTGAAACTGTGTAACACTTTCCGCAATCAGCGGGTGCGTGACCCCAGAAGCCCCCTCAAACGGCTGAGAACGCTCTTCAAACTTGATACCAAGCTGATCCAAACCTTTTGTATAAGCCTCTTCCCACTCAGAACGAGATTCCAAATCCTCTTCATAAGATCCCCTAAGATCTGACGAAATTTCTCCAAGATACCCATCGTCTAACGCCTCCGCTAAATTGGCTTCGTGATCAAGTTGGGTCTCCATCTCCCCACCAAGAGCTTCCATGAGGGCTTGTACCACAGCCCCTCCTTGACCATCATCTAATACTTCTGCACCACCTTCAAAAGTCTCTGGTTGTGGCACGGATACATCAACAGATGCTTCATTAGGCATCATATCTTCGGATCTGACTCCTGAATCTACAATTGGTGGAATTGCCATCAGTAATACTCCCTTCTAGGACGATATTCGTCGTGTTCTTCGTCTTCTCCCAAGAGAGATACAAATCCTCCCTGTCGAAAACGCATCAATGCTAAAGTCATACTATCACAAAAGTCATCGTGATCGCCATTAGGAAATGAAACAACTTCTTCAATAACTTCATCCGCAAACTTCTTGTCTACTGGTGCCCATACTACACCTGCTTCAAATAATGGTGCAACCATGTGCATTCTCGTCACCTTATCACGGCCTTTTCCTGGCGCAAAGCCTAAAGCAGGAATGCCCCGTAAACGCAGTTCATCTATCAAAGGTGTACCTGTAGCCTTTGCTTCGACTAAAACCATGTCTGGTTCCCAATATTCGTACTCGTTATACGCTGTTTCCTTCAATTCAGGGAAGTTCCACCTCCCGCGCTGCGCATCGAGCAATACAATGTTATCTGGCCCACCTTCCTCTGGCTCAAAGATCCCCCAAGTGGTAATTGCACTGTAATCGGCGGATTCTTTCTTCGAAAACGCCGTATCATACGATTGAAGTATGTATTTTACAGGCGGAATGGACTCTTTTTCCCATGGTTGCCACCATTCTCGCTTAACAATAGCCGATTCGGATGTAGTTGGCGTCTGTTGCCACTGTGCATTCCATTTTCCTACTGGAAGTGAGGCTTTGATGCCTAATAAAGCGTCTTTTTCCCAAAATTCAGGCCACAAAGGCTTATCTGACGGCAAAATCGCCGGAAATTCTACCACTTCCCACTGATCTGCCATGATATCGCTGCCCTGTGCAGCCATCAAACGCCCTGTTAAGTCCTTTTTACCCCATCGAGTCATAACAATTATGATCGCACCACCCGGTTGAAGCCTCTGTCGAGGCCCAGAGGTGTACCATTCGTATGCATTGTCGAATGCACTCTCGCTCATAGCGTCTTGTTCCGAGTGTGGGTCGTCAATAACAAACAAATCCGCACCACGACCAGTGACCGCAGCTCCAACACCCGCCGCAAAATACTCGCCTCCTGCACTGGTTTGCCATTTTCCCGCGCCTTTGTTGTCTTCTTTGAGGTTTGTATCGGGAAAAATGTCCTTATATGCAGGATCGTCGATCAAATCCCGCACTTTTCGACCAAATCTAACCGCAAGTTCGGTATTATGAGTGGCTTGGATGATTTTAAGCTTCGGATTGCGCCCCAAAAACCACGCAGGCATCAAAAAACTAGCAAATTCAGACTTAGAATGACGCGGTGGCATGTTGATAATCAGCCGTTTGATCTCGCCTCGTGCTACCTTTTCAAGCTTTTCAGCTATGATTCGGTGATGCCTACCCTCAATGAAGTTCTCATATACGTGATGAGCAAAGGGCATGAAATAATCTTGCGCTTTTTCACGTAATTCTAATGTTTTCTTAGCCTCAGTAAGCGCAAGTATCTCTTTTAACGCTTCCTCGGGTATGGTTTGTAGGTTCATCCTCTATTTTAAGTCCCTAGTTTTATAGGAGTGTATGCACTTGCTATTTGCACGTCTTCATATCTAGGTCGAATCAATGGGCGTACTCCGTCGAAGTCTTCTTGCTCTGTCCTACAGACCCATTTTCCACCTACTTTTTTGGCAACATAGCCTTCTGGACACTCAAAAGGAGCTTCATCCTCCTCGTCATCCTCGTCATCGTCGTCAATAACTACCTCATCGTCGTCACCATCTCCTGTGCCTGGGCCATCGCCAGTTCCATCTCCACCACCAGTTCCATCACCCGTGCCTGGGCCAGTTCCAGAGCCATCCCCGTCGCCTTCACCGTCGCCTTCACCGTCGCCTTCACCCTCTGTGCCACCGTCTCCTTCTTCATCGCCAGTGCCTTCGCCACCAGTATCGCCGTCGCCAGTTCCCGCCGTGCCGCCAGTTGTAACGGTATCTACTCCCGTAACGCCTACGCCACCGTCACCCGTGACCCCTATGTCATCGCCAGTTCCGCCAAGGTTTTCGCCATCGAGTCCTATATCGTCAGTCTCGCCACTACCATCTCCTGTTGAGTCGCCAGTGCCTGTAGTTGTTAGAGTCGTAGCTGCGTCTCCCTCACCCGTCTCACCTTGACCAGTGGTATCTAAACTTGCAAGACCAATCTCTGTGCCTGTATCACCACTACCTGGCATTGCGGCACCAGGGCCTATTTGAGACGTAACTGTAGGGTCTCCCATTACGACCCCTAAACCTGAAGCTTGATCTATAGTCCCAAGGTTTTGATTAGGGTTGTTTTGTAGTCCTTCAGCCATTTGTATCGAACCACCTTGATTGGGGTTGTTAATCTGGCCTCCACCTCCGCCGCCTGAAAAAACAGTCTCAATAAGGTTAGTGCCCCCTGATCCGATGTCTGGAGAGGCTCCTCCACCTCCACCACCCGTTACAATCTCATCAAGAGGAGGAAGAACCTGACGATCCAGTTCAGCTTGACGCATTGCGTTGTATTCGTCTTCTGTAATACTACTAAACTCTATCGTAGGAAAGTCTCGTGGTGCTTGTGCAAATCCAGTGCCTAATTGTCCCTCTCCACCTTGTGTAAAAGTGTCGCCACCCATTGCAGCGGCGATTGCATCTGCATCCATGACTGCTTCAACGCCCTCACCAGGTTGAAAGATCTTATTGGCTTTGATCATTTCATTTGAATAATTAAAACCTGAGTCTTCTAGTTGTTTGCTAAAATTCAAGAACTGATCTGTGATCTCTCCAGTTTGAGGATCATAAATCGGAACACCCGCCTGATAGGCCGCTTGATATGTAAAAACATCATCTGCATCAGGAAACTCACCACCAAATTCAGTTGGCGTTCCATCCCCAAGGGTTATTGTTCCCGCAAAGTTTCTAGGAGGAAGAATAACATTCCCCGTAGCTGCGTCGATAATACTAACCCTTCCAATATTATCTTTAACTAACTTAACATTCGACGGATAAGGAACACCAATAGTATTTCCATCATACGTCGTCGGAGATAAAATCCCTCTTGCGACTCCACTGGCAAATGCGTCAGCGTTTATCGTACCAAAGGTTTTCTCATCGCTGTCCCGTGTCGGAAAGATCACCGTCTTGTATAGATCGTCAAACGACATAGGAGCAACCACGTCTTGCGACATCACAATCTCTTCCGATGGTACGCCGCGTGTATATTCCACACCTCCATAGGTTCCAGAAAACAAAGTCCCGTCGGCGTTCTTCAATAAATCGTTGTCCGTCAGGTCAAAGTACTCACCGCCCGTAGGAGTAGAGGTAGAATCATCGCCCATACCGTACTGAATAAAGTTTCCTGAATCGTCAACGCCCACCATACCTGTAGTCGTAGATATAATGTCGTCGGTCTGATTAGGATTGTTGTCCTGTCCCTGACCTAGAGTCAAACCAATCCCAGTGCCAGTTGGTGATACAATCTGATCTCCCCTCGGATCAAAACCAAAATCATACCCTCGATCACTCGTTAAATCACTCGTGCCAAATCCCGTCGTGTCTAGATTCACAACAGGAGATAGACTCGTAATTCCCTGAGTAGGTGCCGCTGAATCTGGACCCCCGCGTCCCGCTTCGCCAACACTCATCGTGTAATCTATTGGATCAGCCGCAGGCATAGACCCAACAGGGAATGTCCCTGGACCCCCCGTAGGTAAATCCATGGATAAAGGTTCAACGTCGGGGGTAATTGGATTATAAGTATTCGTAGCCGGATCAAACCCCGCCGCACCTACATCCGTATCTTTAAATGTATCCGTTATGCTGCCCTCAAACTCCGAGGATCCACCCGCCGCAGCTACCTCGTCAGGGAACATCTCCTCTATGTCTTTCGATACATTCTTCCCAAATGTCGGTCCTTGGCTGTTGTCCTTCGGATCAATGCTATAGTCCCGCCCAAGGGCATTCGTGCCCTCTATCTGTTTAACAGCATACCAGTTTCCACGTTCATCCTGCTTGACCTCTCCAACTTGAGACTGCGCCGAAGCAGACAACTGCGGTCCGTCGTCGTCACTACTACTAGAGGATCCACCTCCTCCGTTTCCGCCGCCGTTGCTCTCAAATACTATTGCATTCCAAAATCGAGATACCCCAAATAGATCCTGTTTCATGCTATCTTCCTATGCCATTTCTCGTCACGAGTAGATCCGTTAGGATATACCCGCAACCCCTTGCCAATTTCTACGTCAGGATAATGCTTGAACATAAATTTCTGAATATCCCGTATGAACTTTATAACCTCTCGTCGTCCTGCACGACACTGGAACTTCGGAAAAAATAAAATCCCCTCCTCACGAGAATAAACGTCATCCCCGTTCCATGAATCCAACTCTAACTCTTTTTCTGTAAAAAATCCATAGGTAGCAAACCCTATCAAATCTTCACCACGCTTGTGTAATAAAATCTTGTCATGCTTCACCGCATAATAAATAGAGTTCCTGTTCTGCCATACAGTGGTCTTGTCGTAAAATCTATCACGTAACACCAACTCCATAACTTGACCAAGTACTCTATGATCCACGTCTCGCCCTCAAAGTTGCTGAATGCAGCATACAACAAACCCAAATGAAAATATACCCGCGATTTTTTTGGAGGCCTGGGACTCCTTCCAATGAAAATATACACGAATGAATTTACAAAACCTTGTGTGTCAGCGAGTTCCACACAACCACGCGCCGCTGTCAAGGGGGCCACCCCGATTTAATTTTTTTGTGATCGGCTCCGATCGGTCGGAGTAACCCCCGTCCGGGCTTCAGCTGCGAGCGATCGAGGCTAATAGGCTACTTGGATTTTCTTGGTCAAAGGGCTTGACTACTTGTAAAATATAGTTCATAACTATGTTATGAAGCATGGTGCTTCATCTTAGAAATGATCAACAAAAAGGAAAATGATCATGATTTTTAAATCTCAGTCAAAAGGTGAGCTTCTTATTGCCACCGATCTTAGCAAGCTAACAAGTTTAGCTGATGCAATTAAAGACGCTATCCCTACTCAGGAATATAGCTATATGGTTAGCGATCTAGAAGATCTTCTAAAAGAAGTTAACAAGGCAATCGTTGCAGGTGCTCAAGCGATTGCGCATGATGCACAAGTTGCTCAAGAACTCGCAGAACACCGAGAGAAAAAAGCGACGCGTGACGTTATCGAAGCTAAAGAGAAAATCGAAGCAAAGCGTGCTTCTTAATCTAAACCCTAGCGCCCTCAATATTGGGGGCGCTTTTTACAAGGATCTAATAAAATGAATATTCAACAATTCTCAGAAGTTCTAGAACTTGCAACTGATCTAGAGGCTAACGGTGATTATAAGACTTCTTATGAATACCTAGTAAGCTTAAAGAAAGATATTGAAAACACTCTTAAAGAGCGCATTCAAGAAGTTGAAGCACAAGCTATCGAACTTCAGTTAGCTGAACGTGTACACTCACACTATCAATATAGAGCACCTAATAAAGCGCAATACATTGCTTTACACGGTGCTAAAGCTTTTGAAGCTAACGCAACCGAAGTCTCTTATTCTAAATTAGAATGGAAGTAATCGTTTGGATCATAGTGATAATAGCGGTATTTATTGCCGCTATTATTGAACGTTTAATCATTAATCGGAGGAAGAATAAATGAACGATCTATCACAATTCACGGGAACTGAGGCATACCATGCCTTTACACCTTTTTACAAAGACGTTCTAACCGACGGAACTAAATACTTTGCAGAAAGTAGACAATGCTTCTGGCTATTTGATGCAATTACTTCTCACATAAATAAAGACGATTTTCAGGGTCAGGATTTTTTAACTGTAAAGATCCGAGCCGCTGATAACGACTTTACCTTAACTATTGAGGACGGGAACGGTAAAGAGCTTGCAAAGCAAACGGGTTGGACTGACCTTGAAGCCGATCAAATGTTTTTTGCAGTTCCTTATGATTACTACGAAAACGGGAAGCCAAAGTTCTGCATAATGCTAACGTCGGAATATTAACCCAGAGGGGGCGCAAGCCCCCTCCAAAATGGAGGGGCGTGGTTAACCACGCTTTTATTAAAATCAAAAATAATCAAACACTCGCAACTAATAAACAACTTTGGAAGATTAACGACTTAGCTAGTAAGTTGTTAGATACACGATCTGGACTAGCTTTTGACCTGCATAAAGAGACGGGATTACCGCTAGACAAGTTTGCAGCTGACCTAAAAGTTGGCGAACCAATAAAAATTCCAATGCCTTTGAGCAAAAAAGAAGCTCACGAGTTTATTAGAATTTTAGTAAATCATTTATCTTAAAAATTTAAGACGGGCGCTTTTAGCGCCCTTTTTTATTTGCCTCAATCGGCTGCAGCTTGGACATTTTTTTGGGAAAGCCGGACCTGGTCCTATCATTTCTTTAATATATCTTAATCTATTAAAGCCCCAAGCGCCGACCTGGAATTGACTATAATTGAATCCCGACCCGACCCGACCCGACGAATCTATGCTTGTATTTCCCGACGTATTTTAGTAATATTTTCTTAGGCGTTATGCCTTTTAATAATCAACCATAGGAGTTCTTTTCATGGAAAAAAGAATAATCAAAGATCAGGGATTATGTCCCGTTATTAAATTAACAGAATGTCATTATCCAGACGGATCATTAGTCAACCATTATAGTGGAGCAGGCGTCGCATTAATTGCGTGCAAAGATAACACTATATTAGATCTTGAATATTTAACTGAAGATCCGTTTTCAAACTTAAACTTTCTAATGAAACATTGGAAAGATAAAAACAGAGTTTACATAGGAATGTGTAGTTGTGTTGAATTTTGCGAACCACAAGAGTTGATCTTCGGTAAAAAATTCTCAATGCCTAAGTTAGTTGATCAAATGGATAATCATATGATCAAGCACAATTTAACCATGGTTCACTAGTATGGTTAACAAACAATTAAACAATGGTGTAATCTATGAAGGTCCGTCGTTAATCGACGGACAACCCATTGTGGTGATTGCAACCTATAGCGGACGCAATCGCAAAACTGGTTTAGTCTTACAAACTTACATTCTTTTAAGAGACGTTGATCCGAGATATGCAAGTAAAAGCGGATTAGATTTTTCTATTTGCGGCAATTGCACAATGCGCGGAGAAGTAACAGCGGATCCTAAAAGAGTAATTGCAAAGAATAGGCGCTGTTATGTAAACCTAGGTCAAGGCGTTCTTTTAGTTTGGAAAGCATATAGACGCGGAGTTTATCCAAAAGCAGAAACTCAACCCGATAGAATATTATTAGGATTAGATCGAGTTGTTCGGGTCGGGACATATGGCGATCCTGCTGCTGTTCCTGCTCACGTCTGGACGCAATTGTTGAGTGAATGTAAAACTTTCATGGCATATACTCATCAAAAACCATGGCGTCCAGACATAGCAATGCAATCAGCGGATAGTTATATTGAAGCTGCAAGCCATTGGTCAGCGGGTCGTAGGACATTCCGAGCCATTACAAACATAGGCGAGTTAGACAAAAATAACGAAATTCTTTGTCCTGCATCTAAGGAAGCCGGATTTAGAACACAATGCGCGAGTTGCAAACTTTGCCGAGGCTCAGTCAAGGCTAAATCAATCGCGATAGTTGAACACTAAATCCTGGGAGCTTCGGCTCCCCTTTTCTTTTCCATAAAGTATTTATCTAGATATATAAATAGATCTTGAACTGTATTGAACCGAGATCCAGTAAGCCCCGACCCCGACCCGACTACCCCGACTCCCGACCCGACAACCACGCCCGACGGGGCCAGATCCGTCAGCCCAAATTCGATCAATCGCGATCCTTGATCCCCTTCAAATAAAAATAGGTGCTTGTGCGAGAGGGTCTTTACTAAGATAAAATTATGCCCACCTCTTGCCCAATATGCTGTGTTCCATGCAACTTGATGTGGCGACAGGTTTACGGAATTACCTTTACTTACTTTAAGTTCGAACCAAAATGCACGACCATCCCACATGAGATGCACATCAGGAACGCCACCCCCATGTTTGTTTTCAATCCTCGTTGCGAAGCACTTCTTCGGTAAGTTCTGCCTTATCGTGTTCCAAAAGTTCGACTCTGGACCTTTGCTCATTTGTTACATCCTCAAAGTCCCCATCGATGGTGAAAGCTTGGGGGTACTTTTTTTGTAAATCAGCTAACCTTGCGACAATCTCATCTCGGGATAGTTGATCCATTGTGTTTATATTTTCTCTTCGATCTATCGTTAGACCACCTAAAGCAGACCTGATCTTTTCAGCATTTACAGCAGCAGAAAATTGACCTGCATCTTCAGCACCTCGGGATAGTTGATGAAATCTTTCCAATTGACCCATCAAAGTCACACCATACATACGTTCTTTTTGTTCTCTAAGTTCCCCAATGTATTCGACCACATGAGGATAGTCTCTACCATTTAACAAAACGGATGCCTGTTTAGCAGCAATGTCTGGGGAAAATCCGGCTTTTCGGGCGCAATCAGCATTTGAATAAACACCCTCTACGATATACTTAGCGAAGGTTTGTTGTCTGGATGTCAGTGTTCGATTGTGCTCTTCCTCAATTTTCTTTTTTACAGAGGGCATTTAGGTATCTCCTGTTTTTTACGACCATATACCAAGTAATCTGCTCTTTTCAAGAAAATGCCGAGATATGCAAAAATTGCAAGAGGTTTAGCCGCTGCGCATACCTATAGGGCTTTTTTTCACAGAAATTTGTAAACAATGTAAACAGGCGTAAACAGCAGGGCATCGTATAAGTGTTGGTTTCTGTTATATTTTTTGTTTACTGTTTACGGTGTTTACGGTGTTTACGGTGAATATAAAAAAAAAAAAAAAAAAAAAAAAAACAAAATCTGTGGCTATGTGTCTATAGCGTAAACAGCCCAGTTTCCCGATCCATTTGACAAACACAGTAAAAACAAGTAACTTGTCTATATTAACAAGTGTTTTTAGGAGACAACCAATGAACTTAGAGATGAAATCAATCAAACATTTTGCATCTGGCAGTGAAGAAACATATTGCTACACGGCTGTTGTATATCTGGACGGCAAACCTTTTGCTCATGTGAGCAATGATGGTCACGGTGGATCTGACCGTGTTCACCATCACGAGAAGTCACCATTGATCAAGGTTAAAGGGGCGTGGGGCAAAAAATTTCAAGAAATAGAAGAGTATTTTGCATCACTACCTAAAGTTGATGTCGGTAAATACAAGTGGTCACCCGAAGGTTTTGACCAGAAGTTTGAATACTGGTGTTCGGATCAAGTAACTAATTTCTTGACCAAGAAAGAGATGAAGAGACTTATGAATAGATGTGTCGTTGCTCAGATCAAAGAGGATGGGGAACTCAGGGTTTGTCAGTGGAATAAACCGAAGGGTAAACCTGACTGGCTTTTGAAAGAGATGATCAAGAAAGAATACTCAGACGTTACGATCTTGAATGATCTGCCCGAAGTAGACGCATTAGAGATTTGGAGAACAGTGTAATGGACATCTCAAACATGTATATTTCAAGCGACATCCCAGATAGTCTGGAGGTTATCTGGGACGCACTATACGAGGTGCGTGAGAATTTAATCCCAGAAGGTGATGAGAGTTACGACAAACAGTGGGGCGACATTTGTTTTGCAATGAACCGCATTACTACTGAGTTGGGTTATGATTTATCTTCGAATGGCGATTTAGTTTGTGTCAAGCCTGATAGGGAGGAAGTGTGATGCCTAACTGGTGTATGCAAGAAGTTTATATTCACGGTGAGACGAGCATGGTTACTCATCTTTACTGGGAACTAAAAGACCGTCAGCGTTTTTGTGATGTGGTTCTCCCGATACCTTTAGAGGTTATCGGGCAACCATACGATGGCAAGACCACATCCCCTCAGTACAACTGGCGGTGTGATAACTGGAACACGAAGTGGGAAGTCACGAACATTATTCTTCATGACCCTCACCCGATTACATCCGATCACTATTCAGTGCCGACATCTTATTTTAATTTCTCGTGTTGGACGGCATGGGATGCACCTATTCCTGTGTGGGAGAAATTGCATGAGTTGGGCATCGAAGTTCAGGCAGAGTATGAGGTCGAAGGTGTTGATGTCGTTGGTGAGTTCACGTCGTTGGGTGAGCACCGTTGTCGTCCACTCACGGACGAAGAGATCAAGGAACGAGAAGCGAGATGGGAGGAAGAGAATGCATAAAGACAAAACAATTTATACTCTCGTAGATCCTGAAGATGGTTGTGAGTATCGCATGACTGTTCCGATGATCCTTGAGTACATCAACGAGGGGCGTAGCGATACGTGGCAAGATTATGATGAAACCGATTGGCAAGAAGGGCTGAGAGAGTTTGGAATATTGGAGGTGAAAGATGCATAAGGTTGATCCGATGGAGATTTTGTTGAGCGATATCTTTGACAAGGTATTTTATAAAATAAACCCGAATGCAAAACCGTGTGATTATTGCGATGGTGAAGGGGAGGTGGAAATCGAAGTCTTCATCCCTCAGAATTTTGACCGAGACGTAGGGTACATCGACCACAAGAAAGTGGAGTGCCCAGAGTGCTACGGCACTGGAGAGATGGAGGTCGAAGATGAATAAGCGAATACATGAACTACCAATGGGGGGCACATATCTTGTGCTCCCGAATGGAGCGGCTGCTCAACTCAACTACATGGACGTGAACACGTTGCAAGTTGCGTTGGATCATTTGCAAGAGCACCTGCATGATTTGGACGTGTCACGAGATCCGAGAGAAAAAGAGATGCGTAGGGCAGAATTGGATAGCGTGTACTTTCTCAAAGAACTGGTGGGAGATGTAAAAGAATGAGCGCATACTACAATGAGATAGACCCATATGCTGCAGCTTGGTTAAAAAATTTAATAAAAAATGGTCACATTGCCGATGGTGTGGTCGATGAAAGGAGTATATCGGATGTCAAACCAGAAGAACTTTTTGAATTTACTCAATGTCACTTCTTCGCAGGAATCGGGGTCTGGAGCCATGCGCTCCGCTCCGCAGGATGGGAAGATTCCCGACCAGTCTGGACAGGATCGTGTCCTTGCCAACCTTTCAGC